AGCTTCCAAAGGAACCTTCTGCTTCTCGTAACTTCACACAAACTAGATTTCTTTTTTTCGAAGAGCATATTAAAATGGCTTCAAGTTCAAGTTCAAGTAATTTGCAACCTCGCAGGAAGTTTCAACTCCGCGACGAAATTAAGTGTGCACTTGCTCGGTTTAAACATCAACAGAGTGAGGGGTGGAGAATACACCTGGAAAAGAGCAAACTCGCATCATTGGTCAAGATGTACACGGAACGTTATTTATACGTGAAAGGTATGCCTTTTGAACCTGTGGAATTCCATCGAGTTGAGTTGCTCGAATATCTTAGGGCCCTCCCATTACCGGAGGAGAAGGAAACGGCAACAGGGAGACGTCTTGCACAACAGCCCGTGTTTGGCGTTCCCGATATACCTATCTATTATTATAATTATAAGGTTCCTAAGGTCACTCCAGTTGACCTTAAGAGTATGGTGAATCATTATCAGTGCCAAGAACATATCCATAAGAGAGAGGAATCCCACCATCCTGACGGACTTGGCTGGGGTGGTGGAACAGATTCTACTATAGAGTGTGTAATAGATGTTTATTCATGTCTGTTGCGTACGCATGCTGTAAAAACTGCATATATAAAGCTTTTGGATATTCTTAAAGGGGATAAATTTTCCAACCTGACATCTGAGGGAATTCTTTTTGCTTGTCTACATCTTATCATTCGAGGAGTTGCTGGATCAGCAATATGTAAGACCCATTCAGAATGGAGACAAGAACAGTACACACAAGATCAACTGTGGAAGTATACTAAGGATTTTCAAAATGGTGTTCCTCCTCAGCACATAATTGGCCAGTATATGCGCGAAACCTTGTACCATCAACTGATGGTTACCAAGGAAACAAAAGCCATGCGTATTTCATCATCTAAACATGACCATACAAAATTCAGACCATACTCTGTATATTGGTATACCTGGTATTGGGGAATTTTCCAGAAAATGAGTAAGCAGAATCAGCGAATGGTTGAGTTGGGAGTTGATATGAGTGATCCCGAGATTTCTAGTCACCCCACAATGTTTAACATTTCCAAATCCATGGGTGAGAGTTTCATGGAAGGTGCATTGTCATCGCCTGAGTTTAATCAAGTTCTGAACCTGAGCAGAACCCTTCCTGAAGAAGTAGCAACAAAAATTGATCAAGTAACCAAGGAACGTGAGGATTCTCTTAAAGAATCTGCACGTGAAATTTTAACAGAATTCAAAACTAGTATGCATGACTTGGCTGAGGAAACACTTGACAAGCTGGTTATGAAGTCCAAGGACATTGGACAGGTCTTAACTGAAGCTGTTGAGCCATTTGTGGCGGTTCTTGAATCACTGCAGTCCTTGGCTGAAAATGCTATATCACAAATTAACGGATTTTTAAAACCTATGGAAGGTTTCTCAGGAATAAATTTGTCTGTCACATCAATTTTGGAGTGTCTTAAATATTATATTGTTTATATTAATACAGAAACCACATCTTTGAAGATGATTCTAGTTTTATTGATGATGAATGCTTTAGGTATAACATCGAAGTTATTTTCCTGGATGTTGGAGTTTTGGAGAATGTATTCATGATCCGAACTCGAAGGGCATACAGTTGATGCTGAACCCACGAGTTTTCTGGACTGGCTGGTAAATGCGCCAACCAAGTTCATGGTGCTCTTGGGTGCTACCTTTGCATCTATGGCGAAGGGAGCGAAGCTCTCAACATCCGAGTTCTTTAAGTTGGCCAAAGATTTATCTGATAAGATGAGGTCTATTCATTTCATTTCTATGGGAGTTGCCGCTTTTGAACGCCTGTTTGATTATGGGGTTCGATTCTGGAAGTTTATCTCGGAGTGGATTTCTACACACATATTTGGTCGCACACCTGACCGAGTTACAATGGCACGTAAAGTGATGAAGTTGATTTTGAAGATAAAATACTTCAATACTGAGGCTGGATTGAATGCTGTGAGAATGGCTGAGAATGTAAGAGTTGAAGCTGAAAAGCTATTTCCGGAATGGAATGCATTGCTTGCGCAATGCCGTGACAATCCTGAATATCGTCAGATGTATCAGGATTTGGAGCGGCAGACACGCGCAGTTAAAGAAGTTAGCGACTTTGTCACTCGCTTCCGCGCAGTTTCCAATTTCCAACCGACGATGTTCCATGTTCAGCTAGTGGGACGGCCAGGAATTGGCAAGT